TTAACATATTAGCATATAGTTATTAATATAGACTTATTAATAACATAAGGGATATATGTTGTCTACCTGAATTAGGCTGCTTTTTAAAATATAGTGGGCATTTGATGACATCTTCTTCATTAGTCACTTGTTTAGATCAAGTGCTCACCATTTCTATAGCTTGTTGGAAACTGATTAAGTAACTACGACTAAAGGTTTCACAAGTGTGTAATTATATCCTAAATTTATAATAACATAGATCGTTGAAATAGACTAAATCTGGATTACAAATCAATAGATAAATCTGGAGGGTTTATGTTATATTATATTTTGAATCGAAACGTGCCATATGAAAGAGACGCGGCAAAACTCTACGGACTGAGATGGATATAATTACACTTTAAGAAATAACACATTATTAATCATTAACATTTAAAATTAACATTATGAATAAAACAAAACCAACATATATTGTAAACCAAAATTACACAATAGTGTGTAATAAAATGGGATACTATTATAAAAAATATACTAACAAATTAATAATCTTAAAATAAAATTATGAAAAAAGATAAATTTCACTCAATAGGATGGTTAGATATAATTTATTTTACAATTGTTGTATTAGTTATTATATTATCATCATCCTGCTGTACACCTAAATGTATATAATTATGTGGTGGTGTAATAATAAAAAAGACAATCGTGAATTAGCATCGTTAGATGTTTCAATTCATGATATGTCTAATGATGAATTAGTTAAATACTTAAACGATTTAGATGAAAGCTGTTTGATATGTGTTAAGAATGGACAATATAATGCATTAAGTGTTTATTCAGATATTAAACTAAAAGTAAGAACATTACTAGAAGATAAGATAAAAACTCAATTTAATAACCTTTAAACTCGTAGCACATGGAAAACAACCAACAAGCAAACCAAATTGTAATTCATTATGAATGTGATATTGATGGCGATCACACTTGCAATTTTAATGACATTAGTCATACAGCTATTAAAATATTTAGTGATAAAATGGATGCTATTCATTTTATAGCTGAATGCACATCTTGTCAAGACAATTTAAGAGATGTAGCACCAGAGTTATTTTATTGGGAAAATGATAGTAAAGAAACTACACTTTCCAATAAGCAACTTGAAGAATTTATAAATTTTAACAATAACCTTTAAAAACATTTTAAAATGGAAAACACAAACAAATTAAACAGTGGTTCAGTAGAAACACTTAAACCAGGAGATTGCTTATTAGTAGGAGCAAGAAAATTAGAAACCAAAATAGAATTAGAATTTGCTGAGAAAATACAAACTAGTTCTAACAGACCATTAAGTGCAATACAATTATTAAATGCAAGCGATCCAAGATTTAGCAGCGGAGCAAGAAGATGCTGGCAATCAGTTGAAATAGACAATGCAAGTGAGATATTTGGAGTAAACTTTGGTGATGATGGAGATTGGTATGCAAGTGAAAGAGGAGAAATGATGGATTTAAACATATTAAATCCTAATCATAAAAATGAGCTTTTCTTTAGATTGTGGATCAATGAAACAACTGAACCAACTGAATGGCAAGCTGAAAATCAAGAAAGAGCAGCTAAAAGAGCTGGTAAAAATGGAGATTTTATCACTCATAATGGTTCATATATTTATTCTAATACAAGTTTAGTAATGATTACAGAAGATGAAAAACCACCTAAACATATATATTTAGCAGCTGATACTCAAACTATCGGTGTTCAAGCAAATAAAGGTGCAAAGGCTGATGAAGTAGTTATGGAAACAATTAATTTAGAAGACGATAATAATCTAGAGTATTAAATATAAATAAAAAGAATATATTATTTGCATAGTATATTCTTTTTTTGTATGTTTGTTTATAAATTATATACAAAGTATAAAGAAAACGTTTATAGTTTGTTCTAATTTGCTGACAATCAGCTCTCTATGATTAAAAGCCAATAGTTTCGCAATTTTCTCTAAAATTGTAATGTTAATGAATGATTCAGAGATAAAGGGACTTTTTAGTCCCTTTATTTTTGTCTCTTAATTAAATTATTATTAACCAAAACAAGTATTATGGGACATATGAAATGGATCTTTACTATGGTAGAAGATGGAACATATGAAGATTTTAAAAAAGAATACATACAATGTGTTCTTAA